AAGGTTTCCAGATAAGGCAGCAGTAGTTCCTGTTAAAGCACCAGTTAAAGTTGCAGCAACCCCAGTCAATGAGCCTGTCAAAGTAAGAGCAGTTGCTAAAGTAGGCACAGCCATATTAACTGTATCTGCACTAGCATCAACAACGAAAGCATCAGCCTCACCAACCGTTTCAGCACGAAAATCATCTGTTGCTAAATTACCACCATCTTCATTAACGACCAAACCACTAACAATAATTGATTGTCCTGAAGAAGCTCCACCAAAAGTACCTGTACCTTGAACTTCTAAATCTCTACTATTAACAGGATATACTTTAGTTCCATCATCAGTCCATATAGCTGTGCTTCCTATTTCAACCCATCCAGTTCCAGACCAAGCAATCTCGTCACCAGCTAAGAAACTATCTCCAGTATTAGTTTTACTAACATCATCATCTGTAACGTTAGTGCCAACATAATAAAACCATCCAGTCTTAACTTCTGAAGTGGTTGGAAAATCGCTAGAAATATTGATAGCTCCTTGAAAACTCATAGGATTAGGAACTTCCTTAATAATATCAAAATTACCAGTGAAAGCATTAAATAAATATTTTATTGACATTATGATAACACCACTCTTGTTAAATTATCACCCGTGTATGAAAGTGTTAATGTAGCAACAGTAACAGTTAATAAAGTATAAACAACCCCTGTAAGATTATCACCAGTATATGACAACACTATATCATCATATTCAGGAATATTAAAACCACTAAACATAGACAAAGGATTATCACCATCAATATTAGTGCCTGTACTATCAACTAAAAAAACTCTATGAGACTCTGCATCCCACTGAAAACCATCAAGTTTCTTATCATTAAGACCATCAGCAGTTGTTGGCTTAGGATTAATTATGGCCATTCATAAACCCCTCAAAAGCATTATTGTATTTTATTAACTTCTCCGTCTTATCATTATCAGTTGAATCATCTTCTTCTACCGGTTCAACAATCTCAACACGACCCTGCATAGTACGATACTCATTAACAGTTAAAGTACCAGCACTTATTTCTTGCATCGCTTGAGCAAACTCTATCTGCTCAACACTATGATCCTTAGGTTTAAAACCAAATCTTATCTTAGGAAATTCTTCCTGTAAAAACTCAGGCACTATAAACTTATTAATTGTATCTTCTAATAATTTAAGAAATGGTTTGATAGCGCTTTTAACAGTTACTCGTTCTTGACCTTCTTGTGTAGTACGAGTATTGTTTTCTACAAATCCTGCTTCTTCAGGACTAAGACCGAAAGCACCAAACACTAAATGAAAAAACCATTTTTGTCCTTCTAACCATTCCATATCTTTAGGGTTAGTGTTGAAAGAATGAAATTTAGCATCTGTATTATGCCATATTAATTTATGAGGTTTACCCTTTACTTGCTTCATCCACATATCTTTAAAAGCTGTCAAGCTGTCAGTGTTAGCATTAGGTAATGCGATGATACCGTCAGGCATAGCATTATTCTTGAAATAATCTTTATTATATCTAGTGCTTTGTATAAGTAATTCTAATACTTGTTGTACTGCCTGCACAGGACTAAAACCATATATTTCATAACTTCGACGGTTCATAATACCATATGCTATCTCGTCAGGTTCAAATCTTAAAGGACTACTTCGAGGATTTTTCCAACTATATTGATAGTATGCTTTTAATCGTTTAAAAATATCTATTTGTTTCAAGAATGTCGCTGGGTCTCCGTTACGAATTTGAATTAAATGTCTTTTACCGAAAGGTTTAAGCATTGGTCGCGTCTCAGTCCCTGTGACATTACCTACATCGTCTTCTATATCTACTTCTTGCCATTCATAACTATCAGTAGTGAATACTTTAACCCATGACATAGCATCAATTTCTCCAATATCAGTAATGCTTTCACTGCATAAATCAATAATATTATTTTTTTCGTTATCTACTTTATTAAAAAAGTTTTTTAGTGCGTCTTTTTGATCAATATATGTTCCTTCATCATCTTCATCAACATTAATTATTTCATAAGGTATTATACTAATTTGTTTCTTTATAGTGTTTAACACCATTTGAATCCAAGGACTCTTAGCAAACTTTCTTATCTCAAGATAATTTATCTTCCTAGGTTGACCTATTCGTGCAGTGAAGAACCATTTCGGAAAGACTGGAAGTCTTACTAGTTGGCCGTTGAAATTCGCGTCTTCGCCACCGTTTGCCAAAGCATCATTGTTTGTTATACCTGCCAGTTCTTTTGTCGTCTTGTCTAATATGTCTTTGTTTATAGAAGTTAGAACATTTTCCAAGCCTGTGATTGAATCATCCATCATATAATAACTTAATATTTTTATACTTATTTAAATATAATTATAAAAAAAGAATAAAACACGGGTTTTTTAAGCCCATGGATTAGTTATTAAGTCCCCGTTATAAATCTCTGATTTTATGAATCGAGGGCTTATCTCGGTTGCTACTTCTTGGTGTCTTCCGAAACTATTTTGTAGCATAGCCATTTTTTGTGCTTTGTTCCCTTCCAGTGTTAGTGTTTGGTCTTCTTTGTATTCAGTGTTTATTTTAGTTATTAATTCTGATCCTAGTTTATCCCATAATGCTTTAATCTTACTAAGTTGCACTTCAACAGCCCAATCTTCAAACTTCTTAATCTGTTTAAGGATGATACTTATCCTAGCTACTTCTTTATTGATTTGCTCTATTTCTTGACCTTTCTTAGTAACGTCACCACCACCTTTAGTTATCATACCGCTTATTTGGTCGATATTATCAAGTATTTGTTTACTACTAAATTCTTTATCAGGAATACTTTCTTTCAACACTATAACATTACCTTTTTTTACGAATCTTTGCTCTTCTACCATTTTATTTATAATCCCCCGTCATAAAACTCTTCCATAACACCTTTTTTTCGGAATTCAAAAGTCTCAACTACTGTTTTATCCATTACAGGTGTTGCATTAACTAATCGTTTCTTCCCGTCTATCTCAGCAAATTGTTCTTTAATTATTTTGTTACCGTCTTTATCTTGTTTATATAACCCGTAAGTTATTGTTCCAAAATTAGGATTTGATAATACTGGCTCTAGGTTTACTATATGTATTTTTCCTGGTATAGTAATATGTATTTTACCACTTCCTCTCGGGTACTTAGTAGTTTTTGCTGCACAGTCTTCTTGGATGACTGATAACCTTTTTTTCATCCTCGCTATTACAGGCAGGCGAACATCATTTTGTGTTTCTCCAGGTATATCTTTCTTGTTTGTTTTTAGTTCTCCTAGTTTTATTTTAGGCAATTCTGCTTGTTTCCTTATTGGTATATCAGCAGTTATTGTTTGTTTAACTTCTTTATTTGTTTCCATCTTTTTTTGCTCCGTAGCAGCGAACATATTTTACTCCTGCTTCTTTTGTTAGTCTTATTCTTATTATTGCTATGTATTCTTCTCGCCGTAAGACTTTTTTCATGTTTCTACATATATTGTTATAATTAGTTGTTTTTTTGAATATGTTGTGTAGTTCTTTTATACTATAATATTTTCCAGGGTTTTCATCCAGAAAGTTCATTATAGCAACTTGACTCATTTATTCACCTTAAACACTCTACCTTCACAATAAGGACACTTGTCAGTCCTAGTGAAACATTCTTTGTTACAATTAATACATTTTTTCTTTGTTAAAATCTTAATTTTTTTCATATATCTAACCCTCCGCACATAAACTCAAAACGCTCAAGATTCAACCTTTCAAAAGCCATACATAAAGCGATAGGAGCATCAGGATGAGGACCTATCTCGACCAATTTACCATCACTTAAAGCCCACGAACAAGTCTCATCCAATAACTTATGAGCCAATTCTTTATCCTTCTCGGTACGATAAGGAATACGGAAAGTGAAACCTTCACCAAGACGAACACTTTCGAAATTACGCTCGAAAATAGCCCCTAAACGCTTAATCATCTCGATCTTACCCAACGCATAACGCTTATTATCAAAATCTATATCAGGATGAATACCAGCTGCTTTATCATGACTGCCAGTATAAAATAATGTATAAGGGAACTCATACTTACCAATATGCTTCTTCATATTACCAATACTATTCTCTTCCAAAGCATTATCATCAACATTATTAATACCTGTTAAGTATTTAATCAAATCAAATTGTTCTAAAGGACTCATACCTTGTCTTGTTACAAAACCACAAAGGTCTATAGTGTTATTGTTCTTGCCTATTATCAAGAAAGCGCTTTCATCAGCCGATGCTCGGTCAGCGAACGCAAAGTCTACTCCTTGCACTTTAAAATCATATTTCTCATCATCTTCATAACTATATGTTTCATCAAAGCAACTCCGTACCCATTTACGTTTTATCAGCGAAGATTTATCGTCTACTGGCTGATTAAGATACTCGCTTTGAAAACTAGGCGTGCCAATATCATGCTTCTTCTTCATCAATCGTTCTTTAGTGAATACTTCAGGCCACAAAATCGTATCTTCAACAATATCACCATCTTCAGTAAGCTCACAAGCTCGATAAGTCTTACCATTCCACAAAGACAACTTATTAGTCAATAAACTATTATGATGCAACAAAGTACCAACGTACTTGACACGGCCATTAACAATATCTAAAGAAGGAATAATTTGTTTATTAAGCTTATCCTTATCCTTCCTACGAAGTTCAGGATTAGTAACTCGCTCATCAGTTTCAATATCATCTAACCATATACGATCAGGCCGTTGATTAAGATATTTCATCCCACGAATATTTTTATCAAAACTTAACGCTCTAATCCTAACACCACTAATATCGAACATGTCCTGACGATCCTTATCATTATCACTGGACAAACTCTTAATAGTTAAGAAAGGATAAATAAATTTTAGTCGCTCATTATTCTTCATTTCTTGCCTTATAGGTTCTAAAAACTCAATACTTTTTTCGTGGTTCTGACTCATGTAAACGCCATAATTAAACTTTTTGTTCACTATTTCCCAGATGACTAAACCTTGACCAATAAGAGTGCTTTTACCATGACCTCGGGGCGCGGCTACAGCAACATTGTTTTCGCTCATAAAATCTTTGATTATTTCGTGGTGGAAAGGAGCGAACGGGCTTGTGAACGCTTGAGGTAATATAAACCTGCAGAATGCTTCAAAGTTTTCTTTTAGCGCGAATTGTTGATATAAAAATCTTCTTATTGCTTCTGCTGGTGCCGGTTTGTTTATTATCTTGATTATTTGTTCAAATGTTAGTAACAATCTTGATCCTCACACACCGTAAATTTTATTATTATTTCAATATTTTATTAGGATGATCCATCATTAACTTATGTAAGTCTATATTGCACGTCTTGCATTTGTTGTCTGTTGCGTAACAAATCCTGCCGCATAAACAGTTTATCATAGGGTTTGTTATATCATCATCCAGTACCTTTAATCTTTCTTGATATTCCCATAGTTCTTTATTAAAATTCATTTTATAATATCCTATTTATTGATACTCCCACCACTAAAGTTAGTGGGATTGCTTTAGACAATTTCTTCATCTATTACACCATCCAATAATAAAGTCTTCATATCTTCACTTAATGGTTTGTTAAGATCCAATGTCTTAATATTGAAATCTATTTGTTTCTTCTCACCATGATGTAACTTATGCCATGCCATCATTTTGTCAATCACTACCGCTTCTTCTTTGTTATCTTGAATCCCATCTTTAAGATGTTTAATATTTTTTAGTATATCGAAGGTGCTATATTTATAATTTTCCATAAGATTCATTAGCTCATTAGCCTGTTGATCGGTAGTTCCATGTTTTCTCATCCATGCTAACTTGTTAGAAACTGCGTTGCGACCATTCTTATTACTTGCTGATCCACCCATCTTAGCGATCCTTAATGTTCTAGGATCACCTTTTTTAAATGGTATTGGTCTTAAGTCTTCTTTTGTCATCTTATTTCTGTAGGTGTTAGTGTGTATAAGGAAAGAGTCGGCGCTTAGGCCTTTTACACATCGGATGATGGTTCCTCTTCTTTTGCCGGTATATCTACTGACTCACTCTGTGATATATCATTGAGTATGAGTTTCTCTATGTATTTGCTTTTGTTTTTGATGTTGTCTAGTTTTATTGCTGCCTCCATGTTTATGGTTACACTGATGTTTACTTTCATTTTTTATCTTCTTTATAATATTATTATTTTATACTATTTAAATCTTTATAATATTATTATTTTATACTATTTAAATCTATTGTTTATTATTATATATCTTTATAAAAGAATTGAATAATTCCTTAATAAGTCTCTTACTTTCAACTCTTCCGTTTGTGAAGAAGAACGGTATCCCATACTTAATTTGTATCGTGCATAAGATTTTTAGTATTACATAACCTTTCATTCTTGAGTGGTAACTTCCTTCGAAGTCTTTGTTTAAGCATGATGTTAGGCTTCCATCTATTACTATGGCGAAGTATTTTAGTTTTTGAGCTCTTTCTAGTTCTTTCTTGAATCTTGAGTGTCCTTTTCCTAGTGTTCCGAATATGTCAGGGAGGGTTTTTCTTTCTATCGCTATAATTTCTGAATAATCATTACCATTATATTCTAGTGAATAATCACCGACATCTAATTTCTTAACTATTGTTCCAGAATTCCAATAGGGTTTTTGTTCTCTTGAGTCTACTATTACTCTGAAATCTTGTTTCTTTTCCGATACTGTCATGATAATTCCTCTTTAATACTATGTTATGTTTGTCCATGCCATCAGCTCTGTTTGACTACAATCCTTGTTTGGTTTGAAGTCTTTTGGTGTCCAGTTAGTGAAAGGTTTTAGTTCACTCCACATCTTGTTAAGTACTATAGCGTGAGGGCTGTAGTTTTTGCTCTGGAACTCTGCTAAAGTACAGTATTTGGTGCTTTTACCTGCTCCTACGTATTTGTTAGGGATCAACTGATGTTTACCGGCACCATACCTTCTCTGGATCTGAGCTTGTAACTGGTTCTCTTTCTTATATACTGTATCGTCCCATATTTTGAACTGTCGAGCTACTATTAGTGGATCTTCTTCGATCATTTTGTACGCCCAGTCTCTCACGTTATGATAGTTGAAGTTTATTGATCCATTCTTTACTGTTTCTCTCATGTGCTTGTTAAAGATTGCTAGTCCTATCTTGCTTCCGTCTCTTTTGATCATTGGTAGTCCTTTGATCTTTACTTTGTCGTTGTTGTCTACGTACATATAAAATTTCTTTTTGTAATGGTCTCCACTCTTGAAGAACCACATGTGTTTTATCCTTTCGTCTATGTCCATGCCGAATGTTGAGCTTGGAAGTGGAAGATTGTCCTGTATCTCTTTGATTAAGATTGTTTTAACTCGATCTAAGCGACTTTCATTGTTGAAAGGATCTAATAGGTAGACTGAGTCTGTATCGCTATATAGTATCTCGTAGTGAGCCTCGCTGAATCTCTTCCTAGCCAAAATAGTAGCCTCCCGACCAATCAAAGTACAATCACTAGCAGCAGTCTGATTAAAAACACTCTTGAAAATAGGATTACCACTGATACCATACATCGTGTTAATAACTAATTTTAATGCTTGTTCTGCTGGGTTACCCTCAAGTTTTAGTTTTCTTCGAAGATTATATATTTTTTGCAATGCTTTCTCAATAATACCAGAAGATTTCATGCAGTAAGATCCTTTCACAGGGAATAAATCGTTACCAGTCCACTTCTCACTCTCTTTACAACACTTGCAACTATGACTATAAAGATTTCCTTGAATATAATTGTGAGGGTACAAACTGTTGAAGTCAACACAATAAATCTTACCATGAGCCTCACCTTTACTCGGTTCAGCAACAAAACCACCCTCGTACCACTCTCCCTCGACACGATCACCATACTCTTCGGGCAAACCTGTCATCTCACAAATAACCTTGTAAGCGTAAACACTAATGCTAGTTGTCAACCATTTATAATAATAATTATCTGTCTTACTAAGAAATTCTTTGAATGGACTAAAGTATTCACTAAGTTTCTTATAAATATTTGCTGTAACTATCAAGTCTCTTTCTGTGTAATCATCAATATATTTTCTCTCCTCAGGTGTCCACTCTTCTTTCTTTAATATATTATAGTCGAAGTCTTCTATCTTCCCTTCGTCTAGTTTGAAGAATTTTGCTGTTTCTGCTAGGCTGTATGCCATGTCTTCTGCTCCTAAGACTTTCCCTCTTTTAATCAATATTTCTCTTATGTCTAAATGTATATGTTTAGGGTTCCAACAAAAATATCTTCTTAGTATCGGCTCGTCGTAGTATTTTCCGTTGAATGTTACTGCTTCCCGGTGCTTGACTAGTATTTTTCTTGCTTCTTCTATCTGGTCGTATCTGAATACATAACTCTTGTCTTCTTCTATCTCATATAGTCCTATGAATCGTAGTTTATCGGTTTCCGGGTTTGGTTTGGATCCAGTAACCCAAGTTTCAATATCTATTACTAAGGTCAAATTAAATCCCTCTGTTTAGCTATGATTTTAAGTCTTGGTTCGTTTCCTTCCATATTAATGCTCTCCTTTTAATTATATATAAACTTTATTAAAAACCAAACAATGTTTTTTGTTCATTTTTATTTCCAATAAACATTTGTTTAAATATTTTACTTGCTGTGTTTATATCCCAACCATTACCAGCTAAGAAGTATAATTTTGAATCTGATAAATCTCCAAACTTAATTTCATCATTGAAAAACCCCATTAAACGGAAACATTCTGTTGGGGTAAGTCTTCGATATCTTTTTTGTTGTATGACAGGAACTTCATCAGTTCTTTTACGAGCAGTTAATGTAGGAATAATATCTGAATATTCTCTTTTTGTTTCTTCACCTTTATATTTTTTCCTATCAATTATTTTAAAATCTTCAGGTATA